AAAAAGTGAAGTTCGTGGACATACACGTGAAAAAGAGAAAATACCCGTGGCAGACAGATATACGGGAAGGTTTTTTACACATGATTTTGTTTTTAGTGATGTTAAAGCCGATAATATAGAAATAGTAGACATCCCCTGGTATTATGATATATCGAGTTGGGAGGGGTTAAAAAAATGGCTAGGAAGCAAAAATAAGCTTGACAAACCCAAGGACTTTTTGTTATCCTATAATGAATGGAATCCAATAGGAGTGGATAATAATGAAGATTCAGAAGAACAAAAGATATAATTTTGAGAATGGAAAGGATTTTGTAAAGGACTATCCCAACTGTACAGCTCCTCTGGGCAAACGAGAGGTATTATTTGGATAGGTTAGATAAATTTTATACCAAAAAAGAAGTAGTTGAAAAATGTGTTTCCATCTTGGATCTTGACAAGTATGAAGTAATAGTAGAACCAAGTGCTGGTTCAGGTGCATTCTTAGAGTTTTTGCCAAAAAACAAGACTGTAGCGTTGGACATCGAACCGGATAATTTATCTATTGCTAAAATGGATTTTTTTGATACCAGTCCACCCCTTAAATACAAGTACTTGGTTATCGGCAATCCTCCTTTTGGAAAGAACAGTAGCTTGGCAAAAAGATTCTTTAATCATGCGGCGACGTTTGCCAACACAATAGCCTTCATTGTCCCACGAACTTTTAGAAAAGTATCTACCACAAATCAACTTTGTTTGCATTATCACAAAGTGCAGGAAATTGCATTACCTGATGATGCCTTCGAATTACCAGATGGTACCCCTTATTTGACTCCTAGCATATTCCAGGTGTGGGAGAGGAAAAAATCCCAAAGGCAAAAAATAATTTTGCCTTCAGAGCATGTTGACTTTACTTTTTTAACCACCAAGGATTACGATATCAAACCTTTGGTTTCTATTACAGTAAAACTGGGAGAAGAGGAACATACTTTTGAATTTGATATCGAAAAGTGGAAGCATCTTAAGACTTTAGAAAGAGAGCTACCATCCTGCTTATTTAGTTCTTATAAAACCAGACGAGTAAAAAGGGATGTTGTTTGGCTAACAAAACCAGATTTGGTTATTCGCCGCGCAGGATCGCAGGCTGGGCGACTTGATCATGATTACGAAAAGAAAGCCATAGAAGGAAATTATTTTATCAAGGCACATCACCCCAAAACGGTTGACATATTCCAAAAAATGTGGGATACTTGGTGGTGTGACAAGGGGGACAAAGAAAAGTTGTCTATCAAGTGGAATACTATAGGGCAAGCTTGCTTATCTAAAAGTGAGTTAGTGCAACATTATGAAATTATGAAGGAAACAATGAATGAAAAAGAGTAATATACCCTTTGTGGGGTTACATGCACACAGTGGCGTAGGTAGTCCCTTTGATGGGCTTGGATATCCCGCAGAACATATGGAATATGCTTTTAACCGGGGAAATGACGCTCTTGCCTTAACCGATCATGGTAATATGAATGGGCTTGCTTATCAAGTCCAACATGCCCGAGACATGCAAAAAGAAGGTAAGAATTTTAAACCCATCTTCGGCGTTGAAGCTTATTGGCTTCCTAGTATTTCCCATTGGCGGACGGAAGTTGAAAAGTTAAAGCAAGATAAAAAAGCTAAAAAGCAAATTGATACTTCTAGATCTGGTACCAATATCGAAGATGAAAGCACTAAGAGTGTAAGCAAGGGTATTCTCAACCGCCGACGACATCTTATTCTCTTGGCTCAAAACCAAACAGGGCTCAATAATATCTTCTCTCTTGTATCGAACTCATTTCATGATGATAACTTTTATCGTTTTCCCAGGATAGATTATCAAATGTTAGAAAAATACAGTGAAGGAGTAATCGCTAGTAGTGCATGTCTTGGAGGGGTTTATGCGGGGAATTATTGGGACAATAAACATCTTGGTACCGCCGCCGTCATGAATGAAATGCGCAAAACAACAGAAAAAATGATATCGATTTTTGGAAGTTCCTGGTATGGAGAACTTCAATGGAATAGCATAAAAGAACAGCACGAGCTTAATAAATATATTATTAAGATAAGTAAAGAATATGGAATTGAACTAATCTCAACTGCAGATAGTCATTATCCGTCTAAAGATGCTTGGAAAGATCGAGAGTTATATAAACGATTAGGCTTTTTAGGCAAAGGTAAATTTCCTGAATGGATGAGTCCAGAACTCCCCAGCAGCTTGGAGGAGATTGGGTATGAGGCTTATCCCAAGAATGGCGATGAAATGTGGGAATCTTATAAGTATTATTCCGACAAGTCCGGCGCTTCATACGATGATGATATTATAAGGGAAAGTATTGAAAAAACATATGAAATTGCCCACAATCGCATTGAATCTTTTATGCCTGATAATACCGTACGTCTTCCTGGTTTTGTTGTGCCACCCGGCGAAACAGCAGATGATGCCCTTATTGCTGCATGCGTTGATGGATTAAGAGATCGCGGCTTGCAGTATGAAGAAGAATATGTGCATCGTATAAAGGAAGAACTAGCTGTAATCGGGGACAGGGGATTCAGTAAGTATTTTTTAACTATGAAGGCAATTGCTGATAGAGCAACTGACGTTCAATTAACAGGTGCTGGGAGAGGATCAGCTGCGGGAAGCTTAGTAGCCTATGCTCTAGGTGTTACCCAAGTAGATCCAATTAAATATAATCTTCTTTTTTCTCGATTTTTGCGAAAAGACGCCAAAGACTATCCAGATATTGATTATGACGTTAGTGATCCCATGGAGCTAAAGGAAATATTAATCGAGGAGTGGGGATGTAATACTGTAGTACCTATATCTAATTTTAATACATTACAGCTTCGTTCTCTCATTAAAGATGTTTCAAAGTTTTATGATATTCCGTTTGTAGAGGTGAATTCTATTACATCTAAAATGCTAGCAGAAGCTACCCCCATAGCTAAAAAGATTCACGGAATTAAAGCTGGGGTTTATACTCCTACTTTTGAAGAAGTGATGGAATATTCAGATAGTCTTAAAAGGTTTTTACTAAAGTATCCCCATGTTAAACCTCATATCGAGGCATTAGTAGGACAAGTTCGGTCGGTTTCTCGTCATGCTGGTGGTGTAGTGGTGGGAGAAGAATTAGATAAATATATGCCACTTATTAATAGTGGTGGAATAACTCAAACGCCATGGTCCGAAGGTCAACACGTGAGACAACTAGAGCCAATGGGTTTTATTAAATTTGATATTTTGGGTCTGTCTACGCTTAAAATGATTGAAGGTGCGATATGTCATATCCTTAAGCGACATCATAATGTTGAAGAACCAACGTTCGAAGAAATTAAAGAATATTATGAAAATTATCTTCATCCTGAGAAAATTAACCTTAATGATCAGAAGGTATATAAAAATGTTTTTCATAAAGGAGAGTGGGCAGGCATCTTTCAATTTACAGAAAAAGGCGCGCAGGCTTTTTGCACACGGGTAAAACCAAAAAATATTATTGATATTGCAGCAATAACTTCTATTTATCGCCCCGGTCCGTTGTCGGCTAATGTACATGAACTATATGTAGAGGCAAAAAAGAACCCCAGTCTTATCCAATACGATAATGAAACTGTTAAAGAAATAACAAAAGAAACGTATGGTTTCTTGATTTTTCAAGAACAAATTGCTTTATTGGCTCATAAGTTGGGTGATAATATTAGCCTGGATGAGGGAAACTTATTACGTAAACCATTAACAAAAAAGGGAACTGGAAAGGGTTATGAAAAAAAGCTAGAAATACACGATAAATTCATCACTGGTTGCCTCGCTAAAGGGATATCACAGACACAAGCAGAAACGATCTGGCAAAAGTTTGAATATTTCAGTGGTTATGGGTTTAATAAGTCTCATGCTGTTTCCTATTCTATTATTTCTTTTCAATGTGCTTGGCTATTGACCTATTATCCTTGCGAATGGATGGCTGCATTCTTGGATAAGGAGCCTGAGAATAGGAAAGAAAAAGCAATTAATCTTGCTAAGAAGTGGGGTTTTGAGATTGAGCCAATAAACATCAACAAATCTGGTGATGTGTGGGAAATTTCTGCAGATGGCAAAACCTTAATTCAACCATTAACTTCAATTAAAGGACTGGGAGAAAAAGCAATTGAACAAATCCTTCTGCATCGTCCTTTTAATACAATTGAAGAACTCCTCTTCAATGAAAAAATTGTATATTCGAAACTTAATAAAAAAGCTATTGATGTCCTTATCCGCGCTGAAGCTCTCAGCGGTTTGATGGATGATAGGTTCAACACCTTAAAACACTTTTGGACTGCAGTAGCGGATAATCGTCCAAAAAGCAAAAAGAAGCTACTAGCAGCTATCGAGGAATATCAAGGTGTTAAAGAGTTCACGCGTGATGAGTTCATTGAAAATAAAGTTAATTTAAGTGGATTATATCCCTTTGATTTGGTCCTTACTGAGGATGTAGTTAAACGATTGGAATATCACCATATCCCCCCCATATCCGATTATGACCCAGAGTTGGGAGTGGCATGGTTTATTCCACGTGAACTCATTCAAAGAAAGACTGTTAAAGGACGACCCTATTATATTGTCAGAACTTTGGATAACCATTCCGTTATGATAGATATTAAATGCTGGGGGATTAATCCGCGAAAAGATAAGATTTTTTTGAATAGGCCTTATATGGCTAAATTAAAATATGAAGAACAATGGGGCTTTTCTTCAAATGGTACATTATCCAATTGGAAACTCTTGGGTTGAAAGGAAAAAAATGGATCTTAAAGTAGTTAAAATCAGAAAAGAAGCACAATTGCCAACGCGCGCATATCCTACAGATGCAGGTCTGGATTTATATTTTTGTCCAAACGGAGAAAGAGATGAAATTGTAAGAGAAGAGGGTTTAGCAATTGAGCCAAGAGATTCGATGTTAATCCCCACTGGATTGAGAATTGAAGTACCTTATGGTTATATGCTTGAAATCAAGAATAAATCAGGTATAGCTTATAAACGACAATTGGTTGTAGGAGCGTGTGTGGTAGATCCAGGCTACGAAGGAGAGATATACGTCAATCTTCATAATATTGGCTTTAATACACAATATTTGAAATCCGGAGCTAAAATAGCTCAAGCTGTTTTAATTCAGGTAAATTATTGCACCATCAGGGAAGTGTCGGAAGAAGAATTTAGCCAAGGGAGTCCCCGTGGTAATGGTGGATTTGGAAGTACTGGGGATGAGTAAATAAAATAGTTACTAATTATGAGAGAAAAAAGGAGAAAAAGAGATGAGTTTATCATATACTTTAAGAAAAAAAGATAAAGGGCAAGAAGTCAAAAGACTTCAAAATACACTTTCTATCACTACCGATGGAATATTTGGTTCTAAAACTGAAAAAGCTGTTAAAGAATATCAGGAGGAGAAGGGACTCGTAGTAGACGGACTCGCTGGAAGGCGCACCTTGGGTTCTCTGGAAATTGAAGTATTCCCAGCTGTTGATCTTTCTAGTTACAACGGTACCGTTGATTTTAAGAAAATGAAAGCAGCAGGGGTTTCCCACGCATGGATTAAACTCACGGAAGGCACTACACATCGTAATCCAGGGTATCAATTAAAATTTGATTCTGCTCGTAAAGAAGGATTTTCATGTGGAGCCTATCATTTTGGCAGACCAGATACTTACGCAGGAGATCCCCGAGATTGGGAAAAAGAAGCAAATAATTTTTTACTCCAATTAGAGAAAGCAGAATTAAAACCAGGCGATCTTGTTCCAGTATTGGATGTAGAAAAAGGAATGAAAACTGACGACAACCATAACGTCCAATGGTGTTTAAATTGGCTGGAGTGGGTGGGAAATGAAACCTGTACAACGCCGTTAGTCTATAGTGCCCGTTGGGCATGGCAACTTTATATTATGAAAGCAGAGAAAGATATCCAACAAGAATTGGCTAAATACCCCTTATGGCTAGCCAGTTACAACAAGGGAGTTGAACCCAAACGTAAAACAAAATTGTGGGATACATGGGCAGTGTGGCAATATACGGGATATGGAAAAATTGATGGATGTAAGGGAAGAGTGGACTTAAATTGGATTGCCGGTAATCAATTAGAAAATTTAATAATTAAATAAGAGGGTTCATGGGATCATACGAAAGAAAAGCAAGAAGAAAAAATAACAATAAAAATAAAAAAACGGCAGAAAAAGAATTAATTAAAAAAGTAGAACTATTTGGAAGTTTATCCGATAAATGCTTGACATGCGAAAAACCTTTTGATAAACTTAATCGCGAACAGGTCATGAGTTGGAATGTTATCGTGAGCGGAAAGAAAGAACAAGTAAGGCTTTATTGTCCTAAATGCTGGCAGAGGGCATTAAACTTTATTAAAAAAACTAAAGAAGGATTGTTGAATCGAAAAAAGGAGAGCGAATGATGGAGTACCATTCAGTAGAAAAAAAAGGGTTTTTGATTGATACAGACCTAGCAGAAGAACTGGGACTATTAGATGAATATTTAATTTGGGAAGAGGACTATGATTCCGATGCTTTTAGGCAGGCTTTCGAAACAAAGTTTGGAGTGCTTCCGATAGATTTAAAATATTTTGAATATATGCATGAGGGATGTATTCAGGAATTGAGTGGGTTTGATTGGGATGCTACTTATGTTATTTTTGATGATCCAGATTCTTACTTAACTGATTGGGAAAAAATGGTACGAGAGTTGGAACAACAGCTAGACATTTTTGTGGAAGAGGGAAAATGGTCAGAGTTGGGATAAAGTGAATAAAGACCATATAAATCACCCAAGACATTATAATATTAACTGGGCAGGCGAGCAAGCCATTGAAACATATAAATATATAAATTCGTGGAAAATGGGATACGCAGAGGGAAATGTAATTAAGTATGTTTCGCGTCACAAATATAAAGGTAAGGCTTTGGAGGATCTTAAAAAAGCCCAATGGTATTTAGCCAAGATGATTGAACAGTTGGAAGATTAAACCGTGGAAAAATGAATTGGAGACTTTAATGAAATTACCGGAAACTTTAACTTATGATGATGTATTGCTTGTTCCTCAATATTCTAATATAGAAAGTAGAAAGGAAATAGATGTTGGAAGCAGTTTGGATAATAATATCCACCTTAAGCTTCCTATTATTTCTTCTCCCATGGATACGGTAACAGAAACAAAAACAGCAATAGCAATGTATCAAGCAGGAGGTTTGGGGATTATACATAGATATAATTCAATTAAAAGACAAGTTGAACTTGTTCGTGACGCTAGCGTAGAAAAAATGTGCAATGTTGGTGCTGCAATTGGAGTAACGGAAGACTTTGAAGAGCGCGCCTGTGCTTTATATGATGCCGGGGCAAATGTGATTTGTGTTGATGTTGCGCACGGTCATCATATTCTGGTAGAACGAGCAATTAAAACACTAAGAAGTATTTTTGGCGGCGATATTCACATCATGGCTGGAAATGTAGCTACCCTCGCGGGTTTTAATGATTTAGCAGATTGGGGAGCCGATAGTATTCGCTGTAATATCGGTGGAGGCAGCATATGTTCTACTCGCGTTCAAACAGGGCACGGCGTACCGGGGCTTCACACTATCATGGAATGTGCGAAAACCGACCGAGAAGCTAAAATCATTGCTGATGGAGGGATTAAAAACAGCGGAGACATTGTTAAAGCCCTGGCTGCTGGAGCTGATTTTGTAATGCTGGGATCGCTCCTAGCAGGTACCGCTGAAACTCCAGGGGAAAAAGTAACTACATTTGGTGGGGTGAAAAAAAGATACCGGGGTATGGCGAGCAAAGATGCTCAAATGGATTGGCGCGGGAAATACAATTCAAACGAAGGGGTGAGTGTCCTTATAGATTATAAAGGTCCCATAGGAGAAGTTTTAACTGCTCTCCATCAAGGAATGGTTTCGGGGTTTTCTTACTCGGGGTGCAAAAACATCACAGAACTGCAAACCACTCATTGCTTTGCTAAACAAACGCCAGCTGGCTGGAGTGAAAGCCAAACCCACATTTTAACAAAATGAAAAAAAGAAAAATAGCTCCCACGGATGGAAAGTATATTAGAATTCCAACACTTAAAAGCTTGGATTCTAATTTAAGAATAAAATTAAACTTTGATGACGTTACTCGATTTTTTTTCTTTAATGAATACATTAAAAGTTATCTTATCGAAGATCCTCTTTTAATGCCCTTTGTGGAAAAGATGAAAGAAAGAAGTATGTTAATGAGGAAATTTCGTTTAAAAAAATCACGACAACTTCGGAAAAAAGAAGAAGAAGTTATTAATAAATTTGGATTAAATCAAAAGGAAATAGAAGATATTTTTGATCTACTTGAAGAAAAGGAGAATATATGAATTCATGTGCAAAAAAATGCTTAAAATATCATAAAGCGTGTTCCCAAATCAGTTGCCGTCAATGGATGAGATATAGGGAAGATTTAAACTGTGCTCAAATTGCAGTAAAGAAAAATGGCTCTATGACGTTGAAAGAAGTCGCAAAAAGACTAGGTGTATCCTACGTGCGTATAACACAAATTGAAAAATCAGCTTTATCTAAGCTAAGAAAAAAAGTTTTTAGTAAAGAATACACTAATTATAACAATAAATAAAAGCTATTTTGGCTTTTACATCTAAAATTTTGCCAAGGAGACTAATGATGGCTGATAATAAAAAAACACTATTAGAAGAAGGGACCATCCGTCGCTTTATGAAACTAGCCGAGCTGGGACCTCTTGCAGGTAATTTTCTTAACAACATGGAAGAAGATGTAGCTGAAGAAAAGTCTACGGTTTACGCAGAAGAGGATGACGACGTATCTGAAGAAGAATTGGATTTAGTGGACCTGGGCGACGAAGAAGAAGAGGTAGACGCTGTTGTAGATCTAGAAGAGCCAGTTGGCTCGGGCGAGCTTACCCTTACAGATGAAGAAGCAGAAGCCATTTTGGTTGTAGCGGATAAGATTCGTGCTGCCATGGATCTTACACCGGACCCGGAAGAGGTAGAAGTGGATATGGACGTCGAAGATGAAGAGCTTGATTCGGATATGGACGTCGAAGGTGGAGACCTTGATTTAGATATGGGTGTTGAAGACGAACTGGATGTCGAAGAGGAGATCGACGAAGCCACCAAGAAGGGCGAAGAGGTTACCACTGGTCCCACCAAGGATGAAGAAGCCTATGAATACCCCAGCAAAGGTGAAAAGTCGGTGACCCGTAAAGGGGAAGAAGATTATACTACCAAAAGGGGTATGAAAAAGAAAACAGGTCCAGGTAAAGCTTATATGCAAGAAAGTTATCCCCCTAATGCCATGGTTAATGAAATCGCACGCCGGGTACTAAAAAGAATCTTGACAAAAAATAAATAATCGTTTACCATTCTTTTAAGTGAGGTTTTAGATGTGGGAATTTTTTTGGTTTGTTCTTGGCGCATTAGTCTATTCTATTCTGTTTCGGTTCCATCGAGTATATGAAAAAGCAAAGTTTATTCAAGATATTAAAGTTATCGCTTTCATTCTAATTGGAAGAGCCTTTGAGGCTTTAATATTTTCTCATGCTTTAAAGTACAAACTTCTAAATGACGATCCCGATATGGACAATGAAAAAATAAAACTATTTAAGAATAACGATGATGCTTTTCTTGTTGCATGGAAAAATGAAAC